TAACAATGTAGAAGGAAACAGTTTAGGTGAAAGAAGATTACGAACACCTTTAAAAAATATGTATGATTTAAAACATCAAATAGATAATTTTGGTGGGCTAATAAAACACAGAGGGCGCTTTTATGTGGACTCAAATGGAAAGTTTTTTATCTATGAAAAGAGTAAAAAAGCTGAGTTAAAATACCATCTAATAGGTAAAGTAGAAAATAAAGATTTAGCTACTTTAATATGGATTCACGGTATACCATTTCCATTCGAAGTTCCTAGACCTCCTCATAGAATAGAAACACATGCAGGAATATTATATGTTAACAAAAGACCTGCTTATTTGTATGAACTAACTACACAGAAGTGGAAAGATACTTGGAGAAAGATATGATACGACATGCGTACAGAGTACCCTTTTGGTATTCAAAAACAGACAGGCTATCCGATGAAGCCTGCGACGAAATAATAAAAATCGGAAAAGAGAATGGATTAGAAGAAGCAGGAATATACGGTGCTGAACAAAAAGAAAAGGTCAAGAATGATAAAACTAGAGTTACAAATGTATCTTGGTTTCCAAAAGGACACTTTCTCGAAACTATGCTACAAGGGTATGCTACATTGGCAAATCTAGAAGCATGGAACTTTATTCTAACAGATAAAGAAACAATACAGTTTGGTGAGTATAAAAGAGGTGGTTTTTATAACTGGCATACAGATTCATCTTTGAATCCTAATGTGCCTTTTAGAAAATTATCTATTACAGTAAACTTATCTCATCCTAAAGATTATGAAGGTGGTAACTTTGAAATAAAAAATCCTGCAGGGCAAGAACTAAAAATGCCTTTGGGACAGTTGAGAAAACGAGGAACAGTAATAATATTTCCTTCTTTTTTACAACACAGAGTTACTGAAGTTAAAAGAGGAGCGAGGTATTCACTAGTTCAGTGGTACAACGGTCCAGAATTCAAATAGGAGATAACATGGCAAATCATGTACAGAATTATATTACTGTAATAGGGAACGACGCAGTAATGCAAAAGTTTGCAAATGATGTAGCAAACAACAAAGAAGAAAAAGAAATAACAAATTGGGAAGGCAAGCCCATGAAAATCTTAGAGCATGTATCAATAGAACAATTATCTTTCATGCCTAAGTATGATGAAGATAAGTCTTGGGACTGGTATTGTGATAATGTAGGAGCTAAATGGGCTCATATAGATGACGGTGATGATGACTACGTTAATATAGTATCTGCTTGGTCACCTGTCAGCGAGTTTTGTATGAAGCTTGTAGAACACTTATGTTTAGTTGATCCTGAAGTACTAATTCGACATCAGTATGAAGACGAGTTCAGAAACTTTGTAGGAATACAAATATATTGGGCAGAAGATGAAAAAGCAGACTGCGATCATGAACAGCTTGAAGACACTGATATAATCGAGCTAATGCTTGAAAAATTTCCAGAGTGGGAAGATGATGAGTTTGATATCTACGACTACCAAGAAGCATATGACTGTGTTCCTGGCGAAGTATTAGATGATTTTATTTGGCAATGGATGGATGGACAATGGGAAGATCTCCATAGACCTTTTAAAGAAAAAGAAAAAGAAGGCAGTTTTTATGGTTACAACGAGAAGAACGACAATTACGTTCATGGGTTGGATGACTAATGATATACTACAGAAAAGATATGCCTCAAGTGCATATGACAGACATTGAACGTTCTGATTTTTCTTTTACAGTAAGAAGCATAAAGTATGTAGACTTACTACCCACACAAATAGATAGAGATCCTAAAGTAACAGCAAAAATGGATATGCGATTGAGCGGAGGTTTTTATAGAAACCCAATCAAAGTTTGTCCTGCTGCTACAAACAAATACTATATTATAAATGGGCATCACAGGTTTGATTTTTTATCAAAAAGATACCTGAACGATACCGACGATACATGGATAGATAATTGCGAGTGTGTAATCATACAAGCAAACATAGAAGATATCTTTAACTATTTTAAATAACTTAACTCGAAGGGCGACCATAATTTAATTTTTATGGATTCTCCCAGCCATATTTTTTGGTTCGCCCTTTAGAGTTTTTACAAGGACACAATGAAGGCAGTATTAAGCAACAGAATATACATAGAGTGCACTAACGAATATCAAGAATATCTCGACAACAAACTCACCTACAGTATACCGCCTCGGAGACCTACTGATCCGCCTATTATCATTAAGAATATGGGCGTAGTCAGAGCAGGTTTAGTGACCTTACCAATCGGGAGAACGGATTTAATTCCAGACGACTACGAGATAGTCGATAAGCGGATAGAAGTACCAATCAAACCACTTGACTTTAAGTTTACTTTACGAGACTCACAGCAGTCTGTATATGACGAAGTTGAAGGCAGTTGTATAATAAACGCTTGGGTAAGTTGGGGAAAGACTTTTACTGCGTTAGCAATCGCAAATAAACTCCAACAGAAAACACTTATTGTAACACATACACTAGCATTACGATCGCAGTGGGAAAAAGAAGTACAAAAAGTCTTCGGGGTTACAGCGGGTGTGATAGGTTCGGGACGATTCGAGATCGATTCCCCCTTTGTCGTTGGAAATGTACAAACTTTGTACCGAAATATCGACAAAATCATAAAAGAGTTCGGTACAATCATTCTTGATGAGATGCATCACGTATCTTCGCCAACTTTTACACGGATTGTAGACGCTTCACGAGCAAAAAACAAAATAGGCTTAACAGGAACGCTACAAAGAAAAGATGGAAGGCATGTCGTATTTAGAGACTACTTTTCATCAACAGTATTTAAACCACCAAAAGAAAACTACTTAGTACCTTTTGTGGATATAATTCGTTCAGGAATACGTTTCATGGACGGCAATGTTGATTGGGCATCTCGAGTCAACGCACTTGCGTATGATTGGGAGTACCAAAACATGGTTGCAGTACTTGCGGCTAGCTATGCAGCTAAAGGGCATAAAGTACTTGTAGTCGGAGACAGAGTGGATTTTCTAAAGGCTTGTGCAAGACTCGTTGGAGACAACGCAATTTGCGTAACTGGAGATATACCACACGAACAAAGAACAGAAATGACAAAGTTGTTATTCGAAGATAAAGATATATTGTTTGGAACACAGTCTATTTTTAGTGAGGGTATCAGTTTAGACTGCTTAAGTTGTCTTATACTTGGTACACCTGTAAACAATGAACCCCTATTAACACAGCTAATTGGTCGTGTTATCAGGATGCGGGATGGAAAACCACAGCCTAGGATTGTAGATATAAATTTAGAGGGTCGCACAGCTAGAAAACAAGCTTCCGCGAGACGAGGATATTATATGCGACAGGGCTATGATGTTTTTGATATATAGCATGAAAAAATATATCTTGACACGGAGTTAAAAGTTTGTTATAATATGTTATTCTATAATTGGGAAAAAGTAAAAAGGGAAAGCAACGGGAGTGTCAAAGATATTTTGACAATACTCCATATACTTACCTATAAGCTACCACCAGTGAATAGATATGATAGAATATATAAGTTCTGGACTAAAAGTTTTCATGGGGATTCGTTCCTAGTAAACCCAGAGGCACTATTCATTCAAAGAAGGAGATACTCAGATAGTGAGATTGCGCAATATGCAGGTATCGCATCGTTACGCAATTATTTCGAGTATCAAAAAAATAAAGATACCACATTAGACCTCCTCCACTTTACAGGGGATGAGGACAGTATTAAAAACAACAGATTACTGAGGATAGAAGAGAATCGTATTCACTTCATGTTCGAAGAAATCAATAATAATAAGGAATTAAAATGGCAATAAAATTTAATCAAACCAAGGGCGAAGCCCAAAAGAATAAAATCGACAGTTATCAATATGTCGAAGGCGACAACGTAGTAAGAATGGTAGGGGATATGCTTCCTCGCTATGTTTACTGGTTGAAAGGCGAAAATGGTAAAAATTTACCGTTCGAGTGTCTATCATTCGATAGAGATTCAGAAGCATTTACCAATGTAGAAAAAGACTGGGTTAGAGAATATCATCCAGAACTTAAATGCGGTTGGTCTTATGCGATCCAGTGTATACATGACGGAAAAGTCAAAGTACTAAACTTAAAGAAAAAACTACTCGAGCAGATTATGGTAGCAGCAGAAGATCTTGGTGATCCAACTGACCCAAGTGCTGGATGGGATGTTTACTTTAAGAGAGTAAAAACTGGACCAATGGCTTATAATGTTGAATATCAACTACAAGCTCTCAAGTGCAAACAAAGAGAGTTGGATGAATCTGAAATGGAACTCATTGCAGAACTTAAGTCAATGGACGAAGTACTTACTCGACCAACCGCGGATGCACAGAAAGAACTACTCGACAGATTAAGAGAAGGCGCAAGCAACTCTACACCTGACGAAACTGTTTCTGACGAATTCGACATTTCTTAGGAGAGTATTATGCTTACAGTAGGAAATAAATATCCAAAGTTTAGTATGCAAGGTTGCAATGAGGAGAATGACCTTATTCAAGCTGATATACTACTAAGCGACTGGACAGTAATGTACTTTTACCCAAAAGATTTTACATTTATCTGCCCAACCGAAATTGTAGATATGGATAAACTTGTCGATCACGCTGATGTTATTGGTGTGAGTGCTGACAATGAGTTCTGCAAAAAAGCTTGGAAAGAATCCAACCCAGCCCTTAATAATATTCGACACATACTATGTGCAGACTCTGGACTTGTTCTAGGGAATAAACTAGGTATTGTTGATGAGGATAATGGAGTACACTACAGAGCAACATTTATAATTGACCCTGAAGGAATAATCCAACATGTATCAGTAAACGCGTTAGATACGGGAAGAAACGCA